GGCACCACTCGGGACCCTCGCGGTCCATCATCGCCGCCCGGGCCGCACAGTTGCAGTCGCCGTTATCGCGGATGAACACCAGCCGGAGCATCCGTTTGAGATTCGTACCGGGACCCTCGGCGCGTGGACTCGGCAATTCGGGCGCATCGCCGAGACACTCACGAACCGGCGGGCCCGCGGAACGCAATAGCTCCAGCCGCGTATACTCGTATCCGCAGCGTTCGCATCGCCAGCCGCCCTCCATCGGGCGGAATCGGCAGAGCACCGTCATAGGAACGTGACCCCCGCGTCGTCCAAGAATGCGCCTGTACTACATTGGCATGCACCATCCGGAGGATACTTGCCCGCGCTTGTGGGTATGTGGGGTTCGCAATAATCCCACTGACCAGGACAATCAGGGTAGTTCACCGCATAGAATGCGTTCGCCCCCGCGCTCACGTCTGAGTAGCTTCGCCACTCGGCACACCAACCGGACCAACTGACGCCGTCACTGTCTTTGAAATACCACCATGCATACAAGTAACCTCTGCAGGAGTAATCGTCTACCTGCAAAAGCAGAAGACTCTTTTGCAGATCCATTCCATCGCAACAGGTGCCACTTGGAATGTTCAGTCCGTCGACGAGTCGCCAAGCGCAAGACCCGCACGCTTTGACGATATAATCGCCGGCGCAGGCGGCACAGCCGCATGGCCAAGCACCATCTTGCAACGCTGGCAACGAAACCAGGGCCTCCTGCGGCGTGTTGTTCGCGCCGAAGCATTTCGCGCAAGAGTAGCCGGTCCAACTCCCTGATCCACTTCCGCTCCCAGAACCACCCTCAGTGCCCGATCCACTACTGCCACTGCTGCCCGTCCCCGAACCGGACCACCACTCGCTACCGCTGCTACCACTTCCTGATTCCTCTTCGCAGCACGGTCGGCCGCAAAACCCCCAGCGCCCGAACGGGTTGGCAAAATGGAGCCGCGGCGCAAACAGCCCGGACGGCGGGCGGATATAGTCGGACAGTCTCAGCATGGCGCAGCATCCGCGTAGGGCCGCCCGTCGCGGCGGATTTTGACCCGCACCCAGGAGCCCGCCGGGATGATCCCAGGCATCGCCCAGGGCGGCGGCAGGACGCCCACGACGTCAAACCCCGTGTCGTAGGTCCAATCGTCGGACCAAATCGACACGGTCACGCCGGGATTCTCCTCGCTCCCCGAGCCGCTCCCGCTGCCCGAGCCGCTCTCGGTGCCGATGAACATGTCCTCGTCGAGCGTGCCGATGATCCCCTCCGGCGTGTCCACGCACCGGGCCTTCGCCTCGCGCACAAGCCGCGCGCCCGGCCGACGGGCCTGATGTGTTGTGGAGCGCCTCGGTGTCATCGTGCGTACCCCGTGTGGATCGTCGTCCGCGGCATGGCCCGCTCGTCCTGGGGAATCGTCCAGGTGATCGACGTGATCGGGGCGGCCACCGCCTGGGCCTCGCCGCCGCTCTCGACGTAGTCCAGGATCCTGCCGACCAGCGGCCCGAACGGGAACAACCCGGCCAGCTCGATCGTCGCCCGGCTCCGCGGCGACCCGTAGCGGGCCAGTGCGCCGGCCATGGCGAAGACCAGCGGCGTTAGATCGCAACGGAGCAGCCGGCCGCTTGACCCACTGAACTTGAGCGCGAGATTCTCGTCCACCCCAACCACTGTATTGGGCGCAAGCCACCAGCACTCCGCGTCCTCGATCAGAATCTCTTTCACTCCGTCCGCACGGCCGTTGTCCAACTGCACCTCGAAACCCCATCGCTGGTCGCTCTCCCAGGCCAACGTGGCCACCAAGAGCTCGTAATCGTACTTCGGCAGCACGTCGCTCGGCGAGGCCCCGGTCCAATGGGTCATCGCCAGCAGGTGGTTGGGCGAGGCGGAGAGCTCCACGCCAAGCCGCGTCTTAGCGATCGAGACGCTGATCCCGCAATCCTCCGCGGGAAAGTAGCCCATGTCCCCCGGGTCGTACTCGTCAAGCGCCGAAATGTTCGAGACCCAAACCGCCGGCGGTAGGAAATCCTTCTCCTCCGACTCGTCGTCGAGCGGGACCGTCTCACCGTTCGAGTAGTCGTAACCCTCTTTCAAGGGCAGCCAATCAAGCGCCTGCCGCGCGTAGGTCTGGTAGGGCGCACCGTTGGCCGCGATGTCCCCGTTCGGCTTGACCAGCGGCGCGAAACCGGCCGCGTCCATGTCCCAGCCGATCGGCATCGCGTAGTGCTGGTAGACCGCCGCGAACTTCTCCTGCCGCCGGAACTCGCGGTTCCAGCCGATAACGCCCTTGCTCCCCGAGTCCCACTCGGGATCTTCCACGCCGGGCTTGCCGGCCAGGTACTCCGCCTCGAGGCCCGCGTCCCAACAGGGCGCGAGCGAGCCGGCGTTGGGATGCGGACTGAACGCGGGGGCCTCCATGACAACCGCGTCGCCAACCAACGATCCGCAGATCACCAGCCGATTGCCCAGCACGCGGATCGTGCGGTACTGCTCCTCGGTGACCGTGGCCAGCGAGGTCCCCAGGTTCTCCACGCACTCGCCGGCCGTGAAAAAGACGTGCTGCGGGTTGCTATGCAGCGTGACCCAGCCGAACGACCATGGCAGCGAGTTGAGCGAAAACACCCGGATCTCAAAACCCTCCTCGGTCCAGTTGACAAGGTAATCCAGACCCTTAGTCCGCGGGATCAGCCGGGCCAATAAATCGGCCACCGTTTGCGTATCATCCATCGGCACAACGTCGAGGATCTCCGCCAACAGGTCCACCTGGCCGCCGATCGTCCAGTGGATGTCCCCGCTGCCCGTGCCGCTGCCGGCCTCCGGCGCGTTGAGGAATCGCTCGACGACGTACTCCAAAAGGTCGTAGTGGCTCCAGACGTCCCCCGTGTCCAGCGTGGCCGGGCCCGAGAACAGATAGGTGCCGTTGCTCTTGTCCTCGCTGCGGTTGCCCAGGAGCAGCCCGTGCTCGCCGCGGCGGTTGGCGTCGGGCACCCATTGCAGCTCCCGCTCCGTCCCATCCTCGAGCCACCAGGATCTCGAGATGGCCCGGCGCTCCAGGAGACTGGTCGGGCCGACGGCCTGCCAGGTCTGCACGCCGCTGGGTCCCTCATCGGCCCCGTGCGGCTGGCGGGTCTCGGCCTCGAGCCGGCCGATGAAAATCGGCTGGTAGCCCGCCTCGCCGGCCGAGGCGACCATGACCCAGAGCCCGGCCAGCCCGGTCCAAGGGCTCTTCCACGCGACCGCCGTCTCCCACGGGTGCTTGACCCAGCCGTAAGGCCGGGCGAACGTCGCCGAGCTGGCCCCGTCGCTCGCGCTGGCCAGGCGCACCCCCAGCGCGCGCAGCTCCGGCTGCCAGGTCCAGGGATCCTCCCACGTCGGCTTGGTCCACACCAGGACCGGCAAGACGGGGGTGACCTGCGTCGCACTGGGGCCGCGGAGGATCATCGTCAGACCTCGGGGATCGTGGGGTGCCCGGGCCAGGAACCGGCGGCCACCGGCGCGCTGGGGCCGGTCGCATCGGCCGAAACGGTCAGGATCGTGTCATCCTCGCTGTAGACCCAGACCGGCGTCTCGGTCGTCCCGTCGTTGCGGCGGGTCTGCAAGAGAACCTTGACCGTCGTCTCGTCGGCCTGGGCCGGCAGGTCGTAGGTCAGGATCTCCACGCCGGCGCTGCCGACGAAGTCCACGGTCACCTGCGGATCATCCGGCGTCGGGTCCGCGCCATTGGTGGTGTAGCCAATGGCCCACTGATGGGCGCGGCCGGCGCCGGTTTCCAGGTAGAAGCCGGCGATCCGGACCACGCCGCCGGCGCGAAGTTCCAAGCGCCATTGTTGCACCAGCGCGGGCGGCTCGTCGGTGGCCTCGCCCGAGGCGATCACGATCCGGCGGTAGGTTTCCCCGCGGGGGCCGACCGGCAGAAAGCCCGAATCCAGAACGCCGTTGAAATAGGAACATGACAGATACCAGGTCCCGTCGCTGAAAGTGTCATCCGGCGTGGCTGGCAGCGTGGCCGCGGTGGCGTAGGGCTCGTCATCCTCCTCCGGCGGTGCCGAGTTGCTCCGATAAAACCGGTACTCCGGATCGTTCCACACGCGATAGAGCCCGCGAGCCGTAGCGACATCCCATTCCGTTTCACCACTGACCTTGAATGCGACGTGGACCTCCAACCGCACCGCCGGATCGGCCGCGGTACTCGCGGCGATCGTCTCGCGGAACATTGGGGGCGGCATAAAACCACTGCCCATTGGCAACTCGCCCAGCGAGAGCGCCGTCTCGAAACTGGTGGGTGTGTACCAATTGCCTCCATAATCAGGCGACACCTCAAACGTACCCGGCGACGTGCCGCCGAGCCAGAGCTTCACGTCAACGGTGGACTCGCCGAGGTTCGTCACTCCGAACTCGTAATACCGGACCGTCCCGGACTCGGCGTCGTCCGCCTCCACGTCGCCCGGCGTCGTGTCCGTGCTATACTCATCGGCCAGATAGAGCTTGGCCGCGGCCGGCCCCGGGGGCAGGAACCCCGACTCGATCGACACCCGAACAAACCCGGCGTACTCGGCGGCGTAAAGCACTGCGGTGGCCCCGGAAATCGTCACCCAATCCCCGGCGTCCGAGGCCCCGGGCGCAGTCCAACGGAGCTGATCGATCCCATCGAATTCCAGAAGCGACGCGCCCGGGCCCACGACGGCGCTCACAAAATCCACGATCACCCCGGGCAGCGTTCCGACGTGATGGAGCGATCCGAGCTCTTTCGGTGGCCAGCCACTGGTTGCATCAAAGCTCAACTTATCAACGTAACTGGTGCCCATCAGGACGCCTCAAAGAAGGTGACCTTGTAGTCTTCCGGGTCGAACGCGACGGTGTAGTCCGGCGCGTCGGGATGGCGCACGATCAGCTCCGCATCGATCGCAATCGGCGTGCCGTCGTTCCCGGCCGCGTCGATCGGGATCACGCGCCAGGCATACTCCGCGCAGTCCACGAGCACGTCAGAGAGCCAAGTGTACGCCCACTGTCCCGACACCGCCGGCACGGTGGCCGCGGTCTCCCAATCGCCGCCGTCAACCTGGACCTCGACGCGGTACCGGATGACGTCGGCGTCCAAGCTGCGGATCCAATGAACCGTCCGCCGCGAGGGAAAGCCCGGCTCGCCGGCGGCCGGGTCGTAGTCCGGGTCGGTCGTGTCGACCACGTCCAGCCGGCGCTGCCCGCCGGCGGGCACGAAGACCGTGTGGGAGGGCGTCGTCGTCCGGCCGACCCACTGGCCGTCTTCGTACCAGTGGTAGTAGACCGGCGGCTCGAGGTCGCTGGTGACCGTGACCGTGGTCATGTTGCCGATCTGGGTCCTCTCGACGTTGGTGATCGTCATGGCACGCGGACCCCCTCAATCGTCAACTCACACCGCGCGCCGTAGGGCAGGGCCGCCGTGACCCGCGGCTCGCTGATCCGCAAGATCAGACAGTTGGCGTAGGACCCGTTGTCCGTCTCGATCGTCCCGATCTGCCCCTGGCACGGCTCGATCACCGCCAGCCAATTCCCGATCGCTACCAGCGTGCCGTAGTACGAGGCCACCACGCGAAACGGCTCCCCGCCGATCCCGGTCAAGTGGACGCCGACCCCATGGATCCCCGGCACGCTCCACGTCTGCGTGCGCATCTTCGTCGACCCGATGTCGCCGTGGACGAAATTGACGACGTGTCCGTGGATCGTGGCCATGGTCAGTCCGCGTCCCGATGATTCGTGGCCGGATCACCCCGCCGCTGGGCGGCCGAGGCCGATTGCGACGTGTTGCGCTCGATGTCGCGCAGCACGTCCAACAGCCGCTCCAGCACTTCCGCCTGTTTTCGGTCGGTCTCGGTGGGCTGTGCGCGCGGAACCCATCGAGGGTCGTGCGACTGCATCATGATGTCCCAATGGGACCGCGGATGCAGGAGCTTGTATTGCTGGTTTTCGATCGAGGCTCGGTAACTCGCCAGACTGGCGTCGCCCTTGGCCAGCTCCTCGAGCATGGCTGCCGTCGCCCCCATTCCCGCCTGTTTCAAGAGCGGCTGGAATTTCTCGCGCAAGAGACCAAGCCGCGCCCGCATCGGGTCCGCCATCGCCAACCCCTCGATCGCCGCGTCCAGCGCGCGGTCCAATTCGGCGGTCTTCTGCAATTCTGCGCCGCGGCGGACGCCGACGCGGCGCTCGAAGAGTCGGCCGGCCCCGCGAACGTCGGGCACGTCGGGCAGGAGTGCCGCGAACGTTTCGGCGACCGGTCCCTTGCCCGAGAGTAGCTGCTCGACAGGAATCCCCGCGCGCTTCTCGAAGGAGGCCTTTTCCATGAACTCCTTGAACGCGGCCGGGTGGGTTTGCAGGTAGATGATTCGCTCGGCCAATGTCCGCTCGCGTCCCACCGTCCCAGCTAGTCCGGCGGCCCCAAGCAGTGAGCGGGTCATCATCCCACCGCTGGGGTCCGCCAACGCGAGCGGGAGTGTGCCCGCCAGACCTGCTGCCGACCCGAGCGCTCGTTGCCGCTCTCCTGCGTCGCGGCGGAGCGTGCTGATTATCTCGCCCGGGCTCCGCCGACCGGGCACTAGAGTGCCCAGTTGCTCGGCCAGGGCAATCGTCGCGGTCCGCGACGACTCGCCCATCGGGTCTTCCATACCGAGAGTCATTGCAGCATACAGGGCGCCGGCAGTCCGCGGATCGCCTCCGCGCCCCAGGACGGCGGCCATCGCCGGCGGAAAATTCACGGCCAACGGCCGCGGATTCGTCACCCTGGCCATTCGGCCGACCGTCTGCATGTAGCCGATCGCTTCCTCCGGCGTGGCTCCGCCGACCATCCGACCGATTCCCAGAGCCGCTCCAGCCGCGGCGATGCCCGCCTGCTCGTCGCCGGGGGAGTAGCGGATGGAGGCCTTGACCGCTCGCATCGCCTCGGCCACGCTGGCGTCTCCACGCGCCGAGAGAGCCTCCGAAGCCCGCAAATAGACGCTCCGCTCACTGACGCCGGTTTCGCTAGCGATCTTCTTCACACTGGCAATGAAGGACTCGCGCTCCTTCGGAGTCTCGGCCCCAAGATTGATCAGAGCCGTCTCCTGGGCCTGCGCGACGTCCATGCTCAGTCGGGCCGCCTCTTTCTGCACTTCGATGAGGTTCTGGTACTCCTTGCGCACGAGCATGATCGCCCCGGCGATTCCACCGGTGATCCCGAGCGCCGCGCCGAAACGGGATAGCATCGAAAGGGCCTTCGTCCCAAAGGCCTCCTGGCCCGCTTCACCCGCCCTGTTCAGCTCTTCCTTGGCTCGAGCGACGGCCCGGCGGTAGGTGTCGTGGCTGATTGCGCCGTCGCGCAAGAGACTCTTCAGATCGACCAGCTTGGCGTTGTAACGCTCCAGCGGCGTCCGGGTCTGTTCCCACACCCGCTGCCCGGATCGGCCCAACTCCTCGTGTTTGCGCCGTGCCTCGTCTGCGGCAATCTGCTTCTTGCGCAGAGCCTCCTGCTCTTCGGCCGAAAGGACGCGGCTTTGTTTGGCCAGCCGATCCATCGCGTCGACTGCGGCGCGGCGGTGGGTCTCCGCCGAGATCTTGCCGCGTTTGTGGAGCTCGTCGAGCCGCTTGAGCTGCGCCGTGTACTGCTCCATCGGCGTCTTGGTGGACTCGAAAATCTTCTTGGCCTCGCGCTCCAGCGCGGCCGCTTCCTTGGCCGTCTCGCGGTAGGCCGCGTTCATTTTCTTCGTGGCGGCCTCAGCCTTGGCCTGCTCCTTGAGCACCGCCTGGAATGCCTGGATCATCCCCGCGTCGTCGCCGCCAAACACGATCGTTACGCCGTTAGCCATCGCGTTCGAGCTCGAGGAGCGTCAGGTCTGCGAAGCTGGGTCGGTAGCCGCGGTGGCGGCCGGCGGCCCATCGTCGGTAAGCGAGATAGCGTGCGCCTGTTTTTTTTTGAGATAGCGCTCCCACGACGGCCAGTCGATCATCGCGTTGAGAATGGCGATCTCGTTGGCCTCGTCGAGCAACTGGAGGAGACTGGCCTCCGCCCGGCCGATCCGGTAGTTGGCGGCCAGGCCGACAAGAGCCGCCTCGCCGGTGACGATCTCGCCGAATAGCGTGGCTCGCTCTTCCGCCACCTCGGCGCTGACCTTCAGGTCGTACCACCTCGCCGCGGCCTGCCAGAGCGCGGCCCGCTCGGGGACCACCTCGCCCGTGATCCGGTTCCCCTCTTCGTCCCAGTCGATCCTGCGGCTGACCGTGACGTAATGGAGCAGCGCCCCATCCTCCTCCTCGCGCACGCCGCGCACGACCGGCGCCAGCCAGGGGTGACCGTCGCCCAGGGCAACCACATGACCGTCGAGTTGACTGTCCAGGGCCAGATCCTCCGGCCCCGGCGGCGAGTCAACCCACATGCCGACGTGGCACGCCGTCCCCGGCACATTGCGCCACCGTTGCTCTTGCGGCGCGTACTTGCACCGCTCGGACGGGCAATAGCGACCATCGGCCAGGAGCACGCCCCGGACCTCGCCCGGGCCGGTACACTCGCGCCGCTGGAGCAGTGAGCCTGGCTCGAAGGCGTACCCCAGCCCCATTTTCTCGGGCAGGACGCTGGTCTTTGCGCCCGGGATGAAATAGAGAAATCCCGCCATGATCCCCTCCAGAACGATCGTCCCGCGTCAGGCCGGCAGGGCGGCCGTCGTGTCAATCACCAACGGCGCGTTCGTGCCATCGAACTTGAGCGGCATCCGGATCGACGTCGTGCCGGAGTCCGCGCCGCTCGCGTTGAACGCCTCGTCGATGCAGGCCATGCCGTCGGCGGTGATCAGGATGTGCTCCTCGGTCTCGTCGGCCACGAACGTGCTGCCGTCGGCCCGCTTGCGGAGATAGATCGCCGTGTTGGCGTGCGTGCCCGCCAGGCCCTCCAAGGGCACCCCGGCCGCGGCGAACCAAGTGGGATCAATCCCGGAGAGGGTAATCGCCGGCTGGATAGTCCGGATCGAGGCGATCGTGTCCCAGAGATCCGAGTCGCCCCCCTCGCCGACCGCGCCGATCCCGAAGTCGATCGTCAGGGCCTGGAGCTTGTCGAACGTGATCCCGCCCAGCTCGACCGGCCCGAGCGTGAACCGCTCGTCCTGGTCGCTCCCGTAGGCGGCCAGCGCCACGCTGTCGGTAATCAGGATCGGGTCGTTCGAGCCGTCGTAGGCCACCACCGCGCCATAGCTGAGCGTGGCGTCGCCGCGATGCTGGCAGGTCAACTGGATCGGGAATAGGACCCCATCGCTGATAACGAACTTCCGGTGGGTCGCCCCGGCCGAAAACGTCCCGCCGGTGACCCGGTTTTGGGCATAGAGGGCAAGATTGCCCGACAGCGCCCCAATGTCCGCCCCAAGGGCTCCGCAGGCGGTCAGCGCCGCGGCGATCGACGTCGTCGTGAAGCTGGGGACGATCTTCTGCTCGACGAGGCTCTGGATCCGGGAGTACACCTCCCCGCTGCGGCCCTCGCCGCGGACCATCGAGCCGGTTATCAGGTTCTGCTGGGTGATCCCACCGAGCACGGTGGTGCCGATCCCCACGGCATAGAGACTGGCGCTCATCGCTCATACTCCTCGGTTTGGCGTGCTGGGTTGGGCTGGCCCGAGGCGATCACCTCGCCGGCCGGTAGAGGGCGTCGATCTCGATCTCGACGGGTTCGTCCGTCGGATTGCGGATCTCCACGATCGAGCACCCGGCAAACGGCCAGGGCGTCTCACCGTCGCCGTCGGCCCAGTAGCGGATGCCCGCCACCATCGCCTCGATCGGCGCCGCCCCCTCGGCCACCGTGGGCGTCGATAGAACGACCGGCCCGCTGGCGCGGACGACCACCAGGACCGGCGTGACGTTGCGCGTCGGCAGCTCGAGGAGGTACCGTCCCTTGGGCGGCACGGTCGCGTCCGGGGCGATCTGGACGGTGCCGACGAACTTCTTTTCCGCCGCCAGGTGCCGAAGCGGCGAGACCGAACGCACCTGCAAACTCATAACTCGCTCTGCCATCGGGACACTCCTCTTGGATCGTGGGCGTTGCATTACGGCTGGTCCCCCTGGAGCAGCCGCGTGATCGTCTCCTCGAAGACACGGGTCAGCACGCGCAACTCCCGCGGGCTGACCGTCGTCATTTCTTTGCGCATGTCCACCTGGGACCGCGGATTGCGCATGTTCAACTGCGGCGCGTCGATGATGATCCGCAGCTCGCTCCGCGAGCCGCGCGACACGATGCGGTATTTGCGCCGGTGGGAGCGCTCCTCGCTCCGGCCGGTGTAGACCAGCGGTCGCGCGTGCCGCAGGTAGTTCTTCTTGCGGCCCTCGTAGCGCTTGCTGCGGGGCGTGTAGCCGTACTCGACCGCGCCCTCGCGGGTGAAGTGTTTGGCGCGGAAGTGCTCGTGCCAGTACTCGCCGACCGCCTCCCAGGCGAGTCGGCGCATCCGATTGAACTCGACCGCGGCCACCCCCGCCGGGCGCAGCAGCGGCCCGCGGTAGCTCAACGTGACCGGCCCTGTTTGTCGGATGCCACTCATTGCGCACCATCATCCCAGCTCAAGAGCAAATCCGTCCGGATCAGCTCGTTATCGGTGGGGATCTCGTCGAAACGGCCGCGATCGGGCTCGTCCATCATGTCCAAACGACGAAACGCCAGGCCGTCGGCGGTCCCGGAGACCGCCTCCAGATCGCCGATGATCCCGGCGATCACGTTATCGAACTTCCGGCCGCCGGCGGCCGGGTACTCCGCGAGATCCTGGTCCACCCAGCCGACCAGGTGCAGATTGAGGATTCCCCCGTGCGCGTAGTTCCAACTGCAGGAGGTGCTCTCGTGGACTGCCGCGAACTTGGCGACCGAGATAATGGCGCAGGGCAAGAGCCCGGCGAGATCCTCGCGGGTAAAGGCCTCCTGTTCTCGCGGCGGCAGGGGCAGACCGGTCAGGTGGATCCGCTCCAGTGCCGCGGCGGCGTCGGCCGACCCGGTCCAGGCCTGGAACGTCGACGAGGCGGCCAGCGCCTGGCGCAGGTTCTCCCGCGCGAGCGTGTAAGCGCCGACGGCTGCGTCCAGTTCCATGGCCGATCACCTTGTCCGATAACCCGGTTTGCTCAACTCTGCCGGCAGCCGGCGAGTGACCTCGACCGTGGTGAATCCATCGCAGACTCCGACGATCCTTCGGGTCGTCCAGTCCTCGCCGTCGATCCGGATCATCGACTTCAGCCGCGGCAATGCGACCTCGCCGCGCGGAAGGGACACCTCCCGCAGGCGAACCATGTCGATCCCGTCCACACTCTCGACGACCTCAACACTCTCCGCGCCCAACAGCGCCCCGGCGACGGCCGTCCGCTGACCGCCAGGGGCAACATAAATGACGGCGCCGCCTAGCTGGTTGCCCAGCCAGGCGGCCGCCGTCTCGAACAGACTCTGGAGCGCATGCGTCATCGGTCCGGCTCAGGCGGTGATGTTGTAGAGCAACTGGCCCGCCTCAGCGTACAGAACCTTCTCGTCGACCTGATGACGAGCGCGAATCACGTCGCCGCGGACCGTCTCATCCCGGTAGCTCTCGATCGTGCCGCCGATCGTCGAGCCGTCCTCCGACCAGTGGAACGTCCGCCCCAGACCGGGCTCGGCGATGTCGTTCGTCGAGCAGATCCGGCAGATCATCGCGTATTCGCTGCTCCAGATCGGGGAGAGCGAGGCGCTCTGGCCCTCGGTGGCGGTGTTCTTGGTGCCGCCGGAGACGACGATATTCGGCAGATCGAACACCTGGGAGAGCATCGCCGTGGTGATGTCCGTCGGCTTCGTCGGCGAACCCGCCCCGCTGGAGGCGATCCGCTCGATGATCTGGTCGCAGTTCCGCAGATTGCGGAACACGATCCGGTTGAGGATGAGCGTGTCCGGCCAGAGACCGGTGCGGGCGTAAATCGCCTGCACCGCCGCTTCGACGTCGTCGATCGGCGTCGCGCTGGCGGCCGTCGACCATTCCGTCGTGACCTCGGTCTTGTACGAGGCCCAGGTGGTCGCGTTGAAGATGGCATCGGCCACGCGACGCTCCGCGTTGCGCAGCACGACGTCCAGAGCGCGAGCCGCCGAGATCAACTCGGCCTCGAAGTACTCGCGGTACATCGCGGCTTCGTTGTCGTCGACCACCTCCTCGTGGCCATGCTCTTCGGTGGCATAGCTGTCGGTGGTGAACTTCCAATCGCCGCGCGAATAGCCGGTCCGCGGAGCGCGCCGCGTTTCGACGTTCGCCAACAGCGATTCGATGGCGATCTTCCCGAAGGTACCGGCCGCCTTCTGAACCTCGAAGACGGGCAGGACCCGCGGGGCGATGAACCCCTGGCGATCGGCCAGGAGATCGAACTCCTCGAGGCTCCCGGCCAGCTCCGGCCGGAGCGTGGCGAGTGACGTGGACGGGGCAGGCATGATCCATACTCCTTCTTGTTGGGTCGTGTTTCGGACTGCTCAAACCGTCGAGCCGTCCCGCGAGGTCTCGGAATCAGGTATTGGCGGTGTAGATCGCCGCCCAGGTGGTCGCGTCGACGGCGAGGAAGATCGCCAGCGTCTTGCCTTCGATCGTGACGGCCGCATTGGCCGACCCGTCGTTGATGTCGTCCGAGGTGTTCGGATACACCTTCAGCCCATCGGTGGCCGCGAGGTTGTAGACGCACACCAGCAGACCCGCCACGGCCGTCGGGAGCTTGACGCCCACGGTCCCGTTGCCCGTCGCCGTGTTCAACAGGGCCGTCAAGTCCGCGGCGTCCCCCTGGCCCGTTCCGGCCGCGGTGATCGCCGCGGTCGTCAGGCCGCACCCCGCACCCAGCGTCTTGGCCAGGAGCGTCTGGGCCAGCGCCACCGCCGCCAGCGTGTCCCCATCGGCCTCGGGCACGATGATCGCGTTGTCCGCCGAGAGCGTGCTCTCGGGCTTCAGCGTCGTCGTGTAGTCGCCCGAGCCGGCGGCCTGACCGGACAGGGCGATCTTGGGCGTCTCCGAGTCGTTATCGACCTCGAAACTGACGTTGCTGCTGCCAGCGATCGCCGTGCTGAGATCCGTGTTGGGCACGGGCAGGACCTCGATGATGTCGCCGTCGTTGGCGGAGGTCTCCAGGGCGATGCCGCAGTACACCGTGCCCGAGGAGGCAATCTTCCCGGAGGCCGCGGCGTAGCACGGGTTCCCCGCCGTGATCGCGCCGGATGCGATCATCTTCCGCGTGCCCTGCGCGCTGTGCAGACGGACCCCGACCCCGTCATAGGCAGTTACCACGTCCGCCTCCACGGTCCCGATCCCCACGTCACTCGCGCCACACACGGCCAAATAGCCGCCCGAGAGCTTGACGCGGGCGTGCTGGGAAAGCGTCGTGCCGGCGATGAACGTCCTGACCGGCCCTTCGATGTATTGACTCATTAGGTCACCTCGTTTTGGTTGAGAGCGTGGTATGGGTAAGGTGGCGCGGATATTCCCGCCAGCGGCCGGAGGCTCAGTGCGCCCGGTGGGCCGCGTTGTGGGCTTCCACGAAGGCCTGACGCAACTCAGGGTTCTCGCGGTTGACGATCACCGCAGCCTGCTGGCGGGTCCGGCCCTTGGCCACCTGCTCGTCGATTTTCCGATTCCACTCGGCGGCTGGATCGCCCGAGGCGGTCTCGGCGCCAATCTTCTCCTCGAGCGGTTCGATCCCGGGCTTCTTGGCCTGCTTCTCGGCGGCCGCCTTTGCGGCCACGTCCTTTTCGGCGGCCTCTTTCTTCGCCGCCTCGCTCTCCTGGCGGAGACGAGCGTTATCGGCCTCCAACCGGCGCACGTGCGCGGAACGGGCCTGCTCGAGCGTGGCGCCACTCTCCATCTGCTCACACAAGAACTCCGCGCTCGCGCCGGGCAGAGCCGCCTTGAGATCCTGATACGTCGCGGCCTTGGGGGCCTCGGGGGTTTCCGCGGTCATTCTCATTCTCCTCGGGCCCGTGGCCCGCAACTGGGAAAGGGTCTGCTCGTAGGACTGGATCGCATCGATCAGCCCAAGCCCGAGCGCATCATCCGCCACGTGGACCCGGCCGTCGGCCAACTCGCGGGCCCGCTCGGCCGAAAATCGCCGGCCGGCCTGGACCCCGGCGACGAAATGCTCGTTGATCTGGTTGACCAGCCGCTGCCATTCGGCCAATTGCTCCTCCGTGATCGGCGTGCCCGGCTCGCCGCTGCCCTTGAATGCCCCGGCCTTGACCACGTGGACCGCAAGGCCGAGCTTCTCGGCCCGGCGGCTGTAGTCATACATGACGGCGTAGGTCCCGATCGAACCGACAAACGTCGTCGCGTTGGCCGCGAACACTTTGACCGCCTGGCTCGCCACCCAATAGGCCGCGCTCGCGCCAAGATCCTCGATCAGGGCGTGGACCGGTTTGCGCGTGGCCGCTTGCGTCACGGCCGAGGCTAGGTCCGCCGTGCCCGCGACCGTGCCGCCCGGCGAGTCGATCCGGAGCAGGATCGCGCGGACGTCCGGATTCGCCGCCGCGTTGCTGATCTCGCGCCGGGCGCGGACCGTGCTGGTCCCTCCGGACAGGCTCGACACGTATTTCATCATCGGCCCGCGCAGCTCAATCACGGCGACGCCGCCCTCCTCGATCAGATAGTCATCGCCCTGGTAGGCCCCGCGCGGCGCTGGCTGCTGGCTCCGCGCGTCGATGTGCGCGGTCAGGTTGAACCCCTGCAGCGCGCCGACAGCGTCCATGAATCGCCGGTCCTCGATCGCCCAGAGACCGAAGTATTCCCCGACGTCGGGCGCGTCACACGCGAGCGGCGGCGTGAACCGGGCCGCTAATTGATCGAGCTCAGCCGGCATCGTGTGCATCCTCCGATTCGTTCTGGCGGGATCTCTGGCCCGCGGTCTGACCCTCCTCGCCCGCGCTGACGCTGACGGTCAAACCGTCCGGCGTCGGCAGGCAGGCCACCTCGCGCCACGTCACGTTGAGTCCAGGGAATCGCTGATTGAGTCGCTCCGCCTTCCGAAACGCCAACGCGATCAGGCGCGAGTTGTCCTCGACGATCTCGCGGGCGACGTCCTCCCAGTCCATGCCCCGCTCGGCGCATCGACGCCGCTGACTGGTGAGGGCATTACGGACGCGGAGCAAATCAGCCGAGGCATCCTTGAGCGGCTCGATGTACTGCCACCCCGGCGGGTGCCAGTTGTGCCGGTAGAATCGCATCCCCAGCCGCTCGGCGGCCGCGCCGAGAATCGAATCCTCCGCGGCCCATTGGCGGAGTTTCCAGACGCACATCGGGCGATGGAACCGCCGGACGATCAAGCGCTGCAACCGGCGGAATCCCAGACGAGCCTGGTCAATCGCCCCGCGCCAGCCCGAAAAATTCGTCTGCGATGGATCAAGGAGGAGCACCGCCACCGGGATCCCGATGTTAATCGCAATGAAGGTGAGAATCAGCATCGCGTGCGGAAAGAACTCCGGATTGGGAATGGTCGGCGAGAAGCCCTGCAACTTCTCTCCGGGCTTGCCGATAATCTCCATCCCCGGAGCGATGCCTTGAATCGTCCGTGTCGCGCCGTCGGAGAGCGTCTCCGTGGTGATCTCGCCCGTCGCCTCGGGCGACTCGATGCTCAATTCCTCCTGCATCCGGAAGATCGCAAAGCAGGAGGCCACCTGCTGCTGGACCAGCTTGGCGAACTGGATGTCGTCGTGCATCCCGATCGGATCGAAAATCGGGGCGAGATAGGACACCCCTCGCGTTTGCGTCACACGGTCCGCCCGATACACCTGCAAGACGCGGCGTTGCCCCTGCCGATCGCGGATGGGATACCTCTTCACGTCGCCCACCCGCTGGACGGCACTACTTGGCGCGACGTCCTCCCGGGTGACAAGGATCTCGAGCCGGCGGCGGCGGCTGTCGAGGATCACCCCGTGCACCGGCGGGTTCTCGCGCCGGCCTGCATTGGTCGGCGTCCGGACCCGGTGCGCCTCGATCAACTGCGCCGCCCCCTCATCGGGCAGCAGGGCCCAGATGTCGCCGTCGACGACGTGCCCTTGCAGAGCATGGCCCTCCATGTCGGCAAACGCCAACTCGCCCATGACGTCGCACTGGTCGGCGTCCTCGCTCCACTCGCGCCATCGCTGGCTCAGATCGGTGTCGAGTTTCCCGTCACCCGTGCGCGGATCGAATACGAACCCGTCACCGATGACGTTGTCGCCCAATCGGCGGATCGCTTGGCCGACAACCGGATCATTCCGGAAAAAATCCCGGCTGTACTCCATGATCCGCAAATAGTCGGCGTCGCTGCGGTAGTGGTAGTCCGCGTGACTGCCCATCGAGGCCAGGCCGGTCCGACGACGCCGGTACCGGCTCTGCTTGGCCGCTCCGTAGTCCGAGCGCAGCTCGAGAAACGCCTCATTCAAGGTCGGATTGTCCAGATAGCGCCGGCGGCCCATCGCGTCACCTCAGGTTCTCGAAACTGAAGTGGCGCACGCGGCCCGCCGAAGCCGCCCTCTTCGCCCGCAGCCACCGCTGGGCCTCCTGCAGCTCGGCGCGCAAGACGACCGGATCGGTCTCGACCTCCTCGGCGCCGCGGCCCCCGTGGGCGGCCCGCTTGGGGATCATCAGCAGGAGCATCCGGCACGCCGTGATAAACTCGCCCGCCTTCGTCGTGGACTCGTCCACGTCGTAGGAGGCGTTATCGCGGTACGCGGCCTGAACTTCGGCGAGCGTGCTGGATGACGAGAGTGTGGCCATGCCCGCCACCTTAGCAGGCCATGGCACAATTCAACCGGCGGGACCGACTGTTTTGCTCCGGATCGTCCGGATCGTCCGGGCGCGGAACCTACAAGAGGTGGGGAGCCGGGTCCGCGATGTGCGAGAGTCAATCCTCGCGTTCGATCGCCACTCCGATGGTCACCCGCTCCTCATTCGCTATCTGATTCTAGATGCTCGAGCAGCCAGCGAATGGCATCGGCCGCACTGACCACCCGTTTCCCGTTTTCCAATCGCTCCCCGACGCGATCCAGCGCGACGAACAATCGATTCAAAGCGGAGGCCTGACGGCGGCTCAGGCGCAGATCGACGTGCTGCCGGATGAACCCGGGCCACGGCGAGGTCGCCATGGGCAGTTCGACCCGGATGTACTCGTAGTCGGCCAAGGCCGGCTCTTTGGGCGACGGACCCTCGGTCGTGGTCGCCGGCGGCGCGTCGTCCGCAGCCGTCTGATCGCCGTTCTCCACGGGCAAGAGATCCTCGAGGGACTCGTCCGGCGTCTCGGCCTGGGGAGCCAGCGTCTCGGTGATCTTCGGGCTCGCGGGACGGTCAAGCGGTTTGGTCTGTGTCCGTTGCTGCGCCGTTCGTGGCCGGCTCGCTCGGTTTCTCGACATCATTGGTCTCCAGCGGGTCGTTGGTATCAAAAAGGAACTGGCCGGCCTTCGGCATTGGAGTCACGCTGCAAAATCGCATTTCCCAGAGACCCTCGTCGAGCACGGGCAACATGCACCCAGAATGCACTCGCGCGAATTGGTGGCTGCGAAGCGTGAACGCAAGACTTCGACGGCTATGGTCAGCGTGGACGTGCACGACACGAACATCCGAGGGCAGTTTGGGGAAAACGAAAAGTCGGAAATACGGTGCGTCGTGGTTGAAGATGTCCAACACGAGGTTTGGATCGACGTAAACGATGGCCAAACGATCCTCGTCGTCTCGAGGTTGCTCGAGCTTCTCCCCCGGGCGTCCGAGCATGGTCTCGCCAGGCCCGGGCGTCGCATCGCCTATCGGCCGATCGGATTCAAACATCAGCCGTCTCCTATCGTTCGCTCACCAGAAATGGTTGGTCGCCGGGCGTGCTGAACCGCCGGGAGGGCGTCTGCGCCTGCTTCGGCGCGGAGTGGGTCTGGAGGACCTGGCCAAACGCGCCGGCGGCCAGCGCCAGGGCCGTCGCGTCCAGCCAGTGGTTTTGTTTACGTCGAATCTCCCACTGGATGACCATGCCCCGCTCGGGCACAAACACCATCCGCGGGGCTTCGGCCGTCAGGTGCTTGCGGAACTTCGTGTGGGCCTGTCTCGTGTCTTTGAAAATCGTCATTACGCCCGGCTCGTCCGGGTCCATCTTCAGCCGCTCGTGGACCCGCGTCTTATAGTGGTCGGCGTTGACGTGGACGAGGAGAATCCCCGGCTTCTTCAGCCGCGCGATGTGAAAACCCTCTCCGACGAAACGGACGTCGGTCGTCGTCTTGGTCGGCGCGCGATAGAACTTGTCGAATTGCTGGGTGGCCCCGTAGCCCTTGGTGGCGCGGAAGCGGCGCGTCTTGTCACCGCCGCAGAAGGCGTAGACCGCGTCCTTGCTGCCGTACCATCCCGAGTCGATCCAGACCTGGATCGGGATCATCGGCCGGCCGAGCGTCCGGTGGGCAAACCCCTTCAGGGCCAGATCCCGAAGCTGGTGCAGGGCGATGAGCGTAGCCCGCTCCGTCAACAGACGCTCGCTATCGACCTCCAGCAGATTGTACTCGGCTACGTGGACGCTGCCGTTCTTGAGCCAGGCGAGCACGGTATAGTGGAGGAGCCACTTGCCGACGTCGCATCCGATCGTTACGAATTCCGTGTCCGTGGGGAGCTGGCCACGCGGCTCGTCGCAGACGCGGTTGGTCACGTCCTCCTCGGTCAGGACCGTCAACTCAATGTCGGGCGGCTCGTAAGGCAGGGCCCAGACGAACTGGCGGAGCTCCTTCTCGGCGTTCTCCTCGTCGATCGCCCGGGCTCCGCGCCACTCGTCGATGCCGATATCCCCGGCGGGAACAAACAGATTGTTGACCGCGCTCCAACGGAATCCGAGCGTCATCGTCTCGACCGGCTCGCCCTCAATCGTCCCGTCCGGAGCCATTTCTTGCCCGCGGTGGATGACCACCGCATCGAGATTAGCCTGGCGCCGGTCCGCCTCCGACCAGACCTCGCCGCACTCCGGGCAGTGCCACTCGGCCAGCCGGCTCGCCTCGACCTCATTCTCCGCGGCCTCCCAGCCGACGACGTGCTGGCGCTCGGGGCAGGACCAGAGCCGGCAATGGGGACAGCGTAGCATGATCCGCGAGCAGGTCCCGTTGATGTACTCCTGCCAGGTCCGGCCCTTCTCGATCGAGACCGTGCATTCCATGTAGACGCGCTGGTGCCACTTGCTGCGCGAGCGGAGGCGGCCCTCGAGCTGCGTGATCTTGTCCGCCTCGCGGCTGGTACCGCCGGAGACGTCCATGCCGTCGGTCTCGGTGACGACCAGGACGCGCGACGTGAACCCCGCGCGGCCCTTGTCGCTCTTGCCGCCGGACATGAACTTGAGGACCTGGCCGTCGCGGAACGTGACCGACTCGACCCGGCCGCCACGGGAGCCATGGCCGCGAATCGGCATCTGTGAGCGGTAGCGGGATCGTAGGATGACCGGGGCAATGTCGATCCAGAACTTGTCGCCGGCCATCTCCATATCGGGGATGCCGCAGATCACCGACTCGCGGAGCTCAAAGAGGTGGTAGAGCGTTGGACACACGAAAGACGTGAGCGTCTTGCCCGACTGCGTGGGCCCGGTCGCGTTGACCCGCGGCCAACGACCGGAATCGACCAGGTCAAAATAGAGGCCGCTGTACGGCTGCCGATCGCAACGGAAGCGCTGGCCCTTGTAGTCGCCATCCGGGATGATGATTTCTTCCTCGGCAAATTGCCGCATGGTGCGGAGCCGAGGGGCGCGGGCGGCGCGGACCATCCAGCGGGCCTCGTCGCGCATGGCGCGGCGTGCGCGGTCTGGGAGAATCACGTCAGGCATGGCCACCGTCGTCATCGCACAGACGATCCACCAGGCGATCCACGTCATCCAGCGCATTGTCGAGCACGTCCTGAGCATCGCGGCCAAACTGTTTCTGTAGACGATCCCCGGCCGCGCGGAGCAGCCCGGCCACCTCAGCCAAGAGACCATGGATCTCGTCGCGCGGGATCAACTGCCGCTCGCGCTCGAGCCGATCCAGCCGGGCGAGCTTGGCCCGCTCGTCGCGGTAACGCTCCAGGGCATCCGAACGCTCGCCGCCGACCAAAAGCGGATCGCAACCGTCGGCCGGGCGCCACGGACCGGCCTCGCGGAGCCAGGTCACGATCTCGGCGATCGGGTATTCCCGCGGCCGGCCGGGCATCCCCTGGGACGCCCACCGCTTGACCGTGTCGGGGCACACGCCCAAGACCGAGGCGAGCTCCGCTTGACTCTGCGCGATCCACTTGCCGCCCTTCTGCCGCATCTACGCCACCGAACCAGGGGCAGTAGGGGTATCCACATTCACACCGCATGTCTGTAAATGCCCCCCAATACCCTGTGCTACGCACCTCGCGCCCCCCTGGGGAAGGACCCGCGGGATTTTCGTCGTCGTAAGTCCTTATCCAAACCAAGCAAACAATAACGACTTACGACGATTCCGCTCGTCCTAAGTCGTTATTCCTCGTCGATCCCGCACACGCCGCACAGCGCGTACGGGCTCGTCGCATCGGCCGGGACGTCGCAGCGCCGCCACCGCCCGCTGGCGCCCACTCGCAGCTCGTAGATCGCCCCCGGAACGACGTTGGCGAACGTGACCAGCCCATCCGCTCCGCTGGTGGCCATCCTCGCCGTGCCGGCCATAGCGAGCCCATCCTGCCCCGCATTGATTGCCCGCAGCCAAACTTGCCCGCCCTCCGCCGGCGCGCCGTCCTCGTCGAGGTAGTACGTGTACCCTGTGACGAATCCCGGGTCACTCTCCGGCACGTCGAGCGCGGTCATGTGGTACGTGACGTCCTCATCGCCGTCGACAACCAACTCGGTCGGCGTGAACTGGTGCAGCCCATCGTCCGAGGTGATCGACACCGTCCAAGTGCCGTCATCCAGACTGAACCCGCTCCCCTCATTCGCCTCGCCGTCGGCATCCGTCTTCCCGACGTAGGACTCCGCCCCCTTGACCACGCGCACACTCGCTCCCTCCAACGGGTCGCTGCCATCGTCGACAGTGATCGTGACATGTCTGGCACCCGTCCCACGCTGATAGAGCGCCGGGTCCCATAGACTCACCCCATCCCAGTGAACACGTATGCTGTTTCCTGCCTCATCATTGGCGGCAACCGGCGCAACTCCCACTTGCCGGTAGAGCGTCACAGAGTAGTCGCCTTCCTCAATCTCTGAAGGGAACGCCACAAGGAATCGTCCACTGCTGGCCGGCGTCTCCGTCATGGCCACGTCGAAATCATTGCGTGTGCCACCCGCTTCGCTCTGCCACGCTTGAGCCGTTGGATTCCAGGCGGTGCTGCCCGTGCGCAGCACGACGTAGTACGTCGCGCCAATCGAGCCGGCGGTTTCTAGATTCGCATCCATCGCCTACTCCATCGCATAGCTTGCGACGTGATCAAGATAATCGAGATACGACATGACCTTGACCGTGCCAGCCTGCTCCAGCGTCCGCACTTGTTCAACCGCCGCCCGAAAATTGGTGGTAGTGATCCCGCCGGAATCAAGGTGATGATAGAGCAGTACTTGCGGGCCGCCTTTGGCCGTGGTGGCAAGCGTCGCAATAGCCGCCGCCGTCGCGCTCGCGTCTGCCAAGCGGACTGGAATCGTCCGCGTGTCGTAGGTGTCGAGGATGTGGTATTGACCGCCTACCGTGGTGTTGCCAGATTGCATCGCCCAGGGTGTTTTGCGAGCGCCCGTCAGGATCGGCGTGCCTTGCGAGAGGTTCTTGGTTATCAGCGACTCATTGCCGCCGGCCGGTGCGTACCAGAAGTACGGCGACATGAGGATGGATGCCCCTTCGCCCAAGCCGTTTGCGTACATCCAGTCGCGGTTCTTGGTGTACTCGCGGAGGCACTCTGCCTCGGTCAACGTGGACCAATCCCGGTGTGACCAGGTGTGATTCACGATCAAGTGTCCCTCACGAGCAAGCCGCTGCAACTGGGCCACGGTCATATAGCTGCCCGTGCCGACCGCTGAACCGATAATGCCAATGGTGAGGTAGTAGCCATATTTTTGCAGGTACTTCGCCATCGCCTCTGCGCTCTGCCAGCCGTCGTCGCTGCGGAAGATGATGATGGGCTTCTGGCCCGTGCGGCCCTTGAGGAGCTTGATTTGGTCGACGACGATGTACTGCCCTGCCGAGCAGTTGGCGGCCCGAATCGCCCAGCCCGTCACGGCTGACGGGTCCCAGTTGGCCGACCAGACCGACGTGTTTGTCGTGCCGCGATGATAGCCCGGCGCAATCTCCTGCGACGAACTGTTTTTCAGCAGCCAGCCCTGCCATGCATTGGATGACGTTCCGTTCGAGAACAGCTCGACGTAACATTCCCCGCTCAGCGCTCCACTGGACGGCGTCCACCAGCTTACCTCGATTTCAAATCCACCGGACACGTCCACCGCAGACCACTGGCTGGCGTTGCCGTAGCGATACCGCGCGAGTCCGTCAGGAATTTCCATTCGCACGCCGGCCGAGCCGACCCGGAAATTCGTCGAATCAACCGCCAGGTCCAACACGCCGCCGTCATAGTAGTTGACAATGCCCGTTGTGTTCGGAAAATCGTGCTGGGCAGCGATGATCCCGCCGTGGCACCGCGGATGCGCAAAGCGATGATCGACGAACGTCCGCGCGTCGAGTCCTTCCTTCGGCAGATTGAGATTCTGAATCAGCATAGCGTGCCGTTGAACAGAAGACCCATGCTATTCCTCCTCCGCGTCGGCCAGCGCCTTGTCGATCGCCTCCTGCGAAACGCCTGGGCAGTGCCGGACCATCAGCATCATGAAGCTCACCATCTTGTTCCGCGCCTTTGTGTCTGCGACCCGCTCAATCACTCTCGCCTCCCGGTCCGCGGCCCGTTCTTGCCGTTCCCCAGGCAAGACCTTCAGTAGCACAGCAAGCGTCACGACCAGCATCGCGGCGACACCAGTTAGCTTCGCGGCTGGCTCAAACCACGATTCGATGCCTGATGCCTCACCAACCAAGAGAAGCCCGCCACCCATGCCCATCAGAGCCGCCAGGAGTCCGTTGTTCATCGCCGCGCCCTCGCTGGATCGTCCGTGAAAAACCACCCCGGGGCGGGCGGCAATCCTGCGACCACCGCCCGCCCCTTACCGCACATCGGCGGGGAGGAATCAACGATTCAACCGGCAACACCGGGCCTCGCGGCGGCCCCGGATTCGCTCGATCGTGTGGCGAACAGGCTTGACAGCTCTGGCAATCTTGGCGACCCCAACGACGGCCCGCAAAACAGGCCGCCCGCGTGCGCACACCGCACAAGTCGCGCAGGGCTTGCAGGCGTTGCCCACCGGCGGCGCCGTGGTCACCCGACACTCGCCGGCCGTGCAGACCGTGTCGAGCGTCGAGATCGACTGGCTGTCGGCCCGGATCGTCTCGGCCAGCATGACCGGCACGACGTCCGGCAGGCTGTCCGGCGCGACGTCGGGCATCGGCCCGGCCGCCAGAACCGACGCGAGAACAAGAGAGAACATGATCACCTCCTTTGCTACTGAGAACGAGCTCAACAGGCTCCAAACGATGCACCGTCTCCAAACGATCAGGTCGCGTCGGGCAACCCGTCCGTGTCCGCTTTGCGGATTTTCCACTCCCGGACCAAGAAAGCCCCGAACGCCTCGATCCCCGTCATCCGCCGATAGGTCCGCAGGATGTCCGCCTCGCTGACCGTGTACCAGCCCCGGCGGCCGTAGTCGCGGCCCCAGGTCCCGCGAACCTCGAAATTCGCCTTGCGGCTGGCCACGGTGACGAAGGCCGGAAACTCGGCATGGCCGCCGTTGCCGATCCACCGGCCGTAAATGCCTCGGCATCCGCGCTGGATGCCGCTGGCCAACGACTCGATCGACGGACAATCCCACACCTCCAGCGCGAAGAGCCGCTCGGTCGAGCCGATGATCGGAAAACCGCGATCGACGATGTAGGCCAATGCCGTGTCCAGCGCGACGCCGCCACGCCCACCGGAGAGCGTCATCCAGGCCGCGTGCCAGTCGAGCTTCACCCGCTCGCGCCCGGTGATTGCCAGGTGGAACTCGCCGGCGTTGGCCAGCGAAGCCAGGCAGCACGCGGGATCACCGTTCTGGTCAACGTCGTTGTACTCGGCCCAATCCAACGGCTCTTGCGACTGCCAGTCGTCGCGCGGCACGATCGGACAGGCGGGGAATTCCTCGTCCGGCTCCGGTCGCCAGACGGGAAACCGCGAGCCCAAGGGCGTTTGTCGCGGGAGACATCCCATTTGCTTGCTCACTGGACACCTCCTTTCGCCTTGACCAAGGCCACCATCGCCTCCACGGTGGCCGGCAACGGCTCGATGGAGACCACCCCATTGGCGTCGAGAAACACGACCGCCGGCAACCCGGCGGCCCTCGCCCGAGCGACGATGTTCGGCCATTGCTCTTCGGCCGCGTCCGGGTCCGCCGAGGACCAGCGGATCTTGGCCGCGTCGGCCGCGTCCCGCCACGCCTTGGCATCCCGCACCCGCACCATCGCGGGCGTCGGCGGGTTGGGCGGCCCCGTCTCGACGATGACGTACATCGCCACCGCCTTGTCGATCGGCGGTGGCGGTGGGGGCGGCGGCGGTGGCGGAACCGGCGGCTCCGTGTACGGAACCAGTTTGAACGACCGCAGGTCGGTCAGCACCAGCACGACGCTGTCCGACTCGGTCCCTGGGACGAACATAGCCTGGATCGTCGAGCCGTCGGCCGCCGGCATCGTGAAGGGCTTGAACACGGCCACGTCCGGCTCCGCCGCGTAGAGCATCGCGGCCACAGTCAGCGCCGCCAGGGCGACGGCCGCGCGTAAGAGATTGCGCATCGGATTCTCCTCCTCTTGGCAACTTGTAAGCGGTACTTACAGGTTCACGCAGCGACCGCGCCGTGGAGCAAACCGACCAGCTCTTCCCGCACCTGCTCCGGGTCGAGACCCAATCGCTTGGCGATTGTCTCCACCCGGCCCATGAACTCGGGCAAGGCAACCAATTGCGCACCAAAGGGGAACGTCGCCGGCGCCACCACCCCACTGGCCCGGACCTCGTCCATGGCCACCTTCCCGTCCCCGATGATCGCCAGGAACATCGCCCAGTTCTCCGGATCGGAGACCGCGTCGTCGATCACCTTCAGCAAGAGGTCATCGGCCAGCGTGGGCGTGTTGGTCGCCCAGAGCCGGCCCTGGCGCACGACGCCCAAGAGCACGTCCCGCAGGGCCTCGGGGTCGGAAAACAGTCGCCCGATCGCCGACATGACCCAGTCCCGCAAGAGACTGGCGAATCGGCCACCAAGTCCGTCAAGCACCATGATCGTTCTCCTTGAAATTGCCCAGTGTGGATCAGTCAGCCCCGCAAACAACGCGCCGCCATCTGCGGTTGCGCTCAGGCGTTGTTGAAGTAGTCGAGGATCACCTGGAGGATCTGCATGAAGATCGTCAGGATCACAACCCAGCTCAGCGCCCCGGCCTCGAACAACGCGACGTGCTCTTGCACGTCCTGGGCAATCACGTCGGCCTCCACTTGGGTCATCGTGCCGGCCACGACGGCCTCGTCCAGCTTCGCCACGATGACAGCCCTCCGTTCGCGCACGTCGGCCAACTGGCGTTGCCGGATCCGCTCCAAGATTCTTGGCATGATAGGCTCCTTTTGGTTGAAATGGAGAAACACAGCCGGTCTCTTCAGCCGGCCGAACCGCGCTCGTTATCGCCGGTTCCGTCGCCGCCGGTGGTGCCGATCGTCGCCGTCGTTGTTGTCCTGCTGGGTCGCGCAGATGATCGCCCTCACCAGCGCCTCGTGATCCGGCTCCTCCTCCCAGACGTCCAGGGCCGTGTCCGCGGTCATCACCACCACCAGCCCGAGCCCGGGGGCAAGGTAGATCACCTGCCCGCCCCAGCCCCAGGCGTAGATCACTTGCCACCGCCGCTGGTTCTGGTCGGCGATCTCGCCGATCCACCAGCCAAGGCCATAGTCGAAGCCGCCGTCCCGCAAGCACTCGGCCACGCACCAGGCCGGCACGATCTGCTGGCCGGCGCGATTGCGCCCGCCGTCGAGCATCATGAGCCCGAACGCGGCCATTTCCCGCGCGGTCATATTCACGCGGAAACCGCCGGTCGAAAACCCTTCCGGATCGGTGGCCCAGTGCTCCGTTTCCGCGCCAAGCGGGGCCAGGATCCGCCGATTGACATAGGTCTCGGCCTTCTCTCCGACGGCCGCCTGCAACACGGCGCTGGCGACGTGGTAGTTGCCCGTGCTGTACTTGAAAATGTCGCCTGGGCGGACCGTCCGACCACGGCGCGTGACGAGCTTCTGGTCGAGCACGGCCTGGACCCAGCTCGCCGCGTCGATCCCTTTATCTTCCTGCCGCGTAGTCCAGTTCAGTGCGGTCGTGTGCCCCAACAAATCCCGCACCGTGATCGTGCGCCGCAGATCGTTGGCCGCGTACTTGGAAAAGAACCGGGGAATGACCTCCGCGACCGGCACGTCCAGGCTGGCCAGCTTCCCCTCGTCCACGGCCATGCAGCATCCCAGCGCCAGGTGGGCCTTGCTGGCCGAGTGCAATGGCAGCGCCGTGGCGATCCCCGCGCCGTGGAAGTAGCCCTCGTAGACCAGCACGCCGTTGCGGATCACCAGCACGGCCCGGATGTCGCGGTCGCCCTTCACCGCGTCGACGCCGGCCAGCAGCTTGGCCGGATCGAGCCCTTGGGACTCCGGCGTCCCGGTCGTCCACGGCGCCGTCCCATCGCTCTGGTCGACGAACACGGGACAGTTGTCGTACCAGCCGCCGGCGTGGACCGTGCCGGCCAGGCCCGCGAGAACCAAGAGGCCAACGGCGGCCAAGCGTGCCCTGCGCATCGCAGATCCTCCTGCGTGAGAGAGTGGGGGCGAGGGGAAGGCGCTCGAAAACCCCTCGCCCCCAGGAGCCCGGTGCATCTAGCAGGGCGCAGGGTACCCGGAGAACCGCTGCCGTACAGCGTTCAGTCAGAGGATCGACACGACATCTAGTGGTCTAGGTCTCCATCGTCGTCCAGCGCATCCCGCATTGGAGGCACTGCCGGCGGCGGCGCTGCGCCCCCTCGTCGCGCCGGCTGTCGATCACCCTCGAGCGCGTCGACCCGCAGAACGGGCACCGCGGCCCGCGTGGCCGGTCCGGCCGCGGCGCAGCCGTCGCTCGAGGTTGGGCGGGAGACGTCATGTCGGTCACCGCGAGGGAGAGGATCGCGCGGAGGCGCGGAGCGGATTCAGTTCCCGGCGGCGCCCAGAAGCCCCGGTGTCTTGCGAACACTCGCCTGCACCTGGAGCGTGCTTCGGACGGTGCGCGCCGCTTGCAGCATCCGCCCTTGCACCAGAAGCGTTCGCTCGTGCGTCTCCCGTTTCTCCGCGGACAGTTGTCGCGTGTCGACCGCGGCGTTACGAGCGTGGGCCCTCCCCGCCGCACGAAATCGTAATCGGAAGTCTCTCGCGTTGTGCTCCGCGGCGTCCGAATCGGTGCAGATCACAATCGATCCGTGATCAATCCGATAGGTCCACAGGTGGCCTCGATTCCGCATTTCGCGGTCGATCTTGTTCTGAAGGCCAAGCACCTTGAGGTGGAACATCCGGTTTTCGCTCGGGGCCATGCCCAAGATCCTCCCGACCTCTTCGACGGGGATCTTCATCCCTTGGCGCAAGGCGTCAAAATTGAGGGGATACCGCTCGACTCCGCCGGAGCGGGCCAACTCCTGCCGGCTCGAATAGACCTCGTATTCTTCGTACATTGGGTACTCCTCGTAAAAAAGACCATTCCAGTCCATTCCCCTCCCCTCCCGTCCCGTCCAATCCTCTCCTCTCCCGTCCTATCCTCTCCTCTCCATTCCAATATCTCTTACTCCTCCAGACTCTCGGCGCGCTCGATGTTCGTCATGCCGGGCCCTGGAGAACACGGCATCATCGGCGTGCTGTCAATGAGTCCGATTTCGCCACGTTCTCGTGCCCGGATCCACTCGCGCAGTGATTCGATCGAATAAAGCCGCCGCCCTCCAAGCCCGACAACGGGGATCGACCCGCGCGGCCGCGAAAGGGCCCAGAGCGTCCGCGTCGAGATCGAGAGCAACGCGGCCGCCTCGCGGACGCTCAACAGCAACTTCTCGTCTGTTCGATGTCTTTCATCGCTTTTCATTTCGTCCATAATTCGTCTCCTGGCGTTGCGAAGAAAACCACTCCAATCCGGTCCGATCCGATCCAATCCTCTCCCCTCCAATCCGCTCCCTTCCAATCCTCTCCATTCCACTCCCATGTCTCAAAGACTTTCGACGAAGAGCACCTCGAACCGACCGAACTTCGGCCGCCAGTCGGACAAGCCGATCCGCGACCCGGCGATCTCCAACCACGCGGCGATGACCTTCGCGTCGAGCACGTCGGGGTCGAATGAGACCACGAACTCCAACTCCCACTGCGGGAAGATCGGCCGGCATTTCTGCACCGGCACGCCTTTGATCCGCGCCATGCAGATCTTCCGGAACCGAACGTCCTCCCAGAGCCCGGTCGCCGTTTGCGGCCCGTCATATAGCAGCGGCCAGTCGCCATCCACCAGCAAGCCGATCTTGCAGTCGTCCCCTCGGCGCTGCTTCTTCGCCGCCGACAGCAGCATCGCCTCCAGGTTCTCGCCCGGCCAGCACGGTTGTCCATCCTCGTTGACGTAGAGGGCCCCAAGAAACTCCAGGCGCATCACCTCGAGGGCCTGATCCTCAGTGAGGACCTTCCCCCTGCCGCGCGTCGAGAGAATCGCCTTGATCTCCATGGCGAACTCGTCAAGCGGATTCGCCTTGCGCCCGTTGTTCATAATGCACGGGCACATACCGCGGATCCTGCACCTCACCTGCTGATACTGCGACATCGCAAGACTCCTTTGTCAAAAGAAACCACTCCAATCCGGTCCGATCCGATCCAATCCTCTCCATTTCCGATCCAATCCTCTCCATTCCACTCCATTCCACTCCCTTCCTATCCGATCCACTCCGGTCCGGTATCTCTCACGCCTCCTCCGCCCGCTGCCGCCTCACTTCACCCAGGGCCTCCGCGAGCGTGTCGCCGGTGGCGGAGTAGCTCGGGCCGCCTTGGAGCGTCAGGCGGACCTCCCAGTACTTCGGCCGCCGCACCGCCCAGATCTGCGTCCACACCGGCCACGGCGTTGTCTCGTCCATCGTCCCCATCCCCTCGCCCCTCGCCCC